AAAAAAAAGAAAAAAGAATGATTATAAGATTATCTCCAAAAGAAATTTCTATGTGTAAGCAAGCAGCAACAATGAGATGGCAAATGGCTAGATTATCTGGTGTCAAAAACCAAAGACGTGACTCAAGAAGAAGTGATAATGATTTAGATTATTTAGGTTTAAGATCAGAATTAGCTGTTTCAAAAGTTTTTAATATTCAACATAACTTATTTCAATTAGGAATAGATAAGGGTGCTGATATATGGTTAGGAGATATATCAATAGATGTTAAGTCTACATTTTATAAAACAGGAAAACTTTTATTTAAAAATGCAGAAGCTTTTAAAGCTAGCTGCGCTGTTCTTGTATGTGAAAATTTAGAGAACGAAATGATTATAGCAGGATATGTACCTAAAAAATTCTTCCTAGAAAACTGCTATAAAAAAGACCTTGGGCATGGAATTGGTTTAATTTTAGATCAGGAAAAACTAAGACCAATTTCTAATTTATGGGAAGTATCTGTAAAACAAAAACAAAGGAGAGTAACCAATGACTAAACTATCAGCAATAGAGTCTTTACTTAAGGCTCACAAAGACATGAAGCCTGTCATAAAAGACAGTACAAACCCACACTTTAAAAACTCATACGCATCTCTAGGTGCAGTAATTGACGCTACGTCAACTGTGTTCAGAGACAATGGCTTTGTAGTTATGCAGCCATGCGGCAGAGATGAGTTAGGTGCGTATGTAGAAACAAGGTTACTGCATACAACAGGCGAAAGTTTTTCTAGCAAAGTTTATCTAGTGTTAGACAAACAAAACATGCAGGGACTAGGCTCTGCAATTACATACGCTAGACGCTACGGCCTCTTGGGTATGGCAAACCTAGAAGCAGAAGACGACGATGGCAACGAAGCAAGCAAGCCATCTACAAAGATACCTGACAATAAGAAACCAATAACATATGATGCATTGACAGGTTTACCAAATAAGAAATCAGAACCAGCATTTTAAAGGAGCCAGAAGCATGGCAGAACAATATGACGATACAAACAGAGGCGCAGCCTTTACACCATTTCCTACACAATCACTTATCCTACAAGGTAAGATGAATGTCGAAGGTCAAGACAGAAAGATCTGCTTAATTAAAGATGAAACAAAAGATGGCAGAAAGATTGTTGAGATCTATGAGAAGATGGCTGTTATGTTTGAGAATGATAAAGACGGCAATGAGAAACGGCCTGACTTTAGTGGACCTATGCAGAATAATGATAATCTAAAAGTATCTGGCTGGCGTAGAGAAAAAGATGGCAAGCCTTATATCTCTTTATCTGTTGGTGATAAGCAAGGTGCTGCCCCCCAGCAGCAAAGCACCTTGCCAGATGACAGTATTCCGTTTTAAGATAAGGTATTCTTTTGAGGTACTCTCTCCTTAGAAGAATCTCCTGACTTAACTGGGCCGCTTTCGGGCGGTCCTTTTTTTTAAACAAAGAGGATAAGATGTACGAAAAAGAAATGATGCAATGTATTAACGCTGCTGAAATGGGGCTAACTCAAGAGCAAACATCAGAGCTTCTTGAAATACCGTTTGGTGTAGTGTTAGCTTTAACCAAGGAATTTAATATAAAGTTCCGATGTCTTAGGAGTAAAAACAATGACAGAAACAATGACAGACAAAGCAATACTCAGAGGCAAAAGACTAATAAACTCTATGATTCAAGAAGCAGAATCAAACCAAAGGCCAAGACTAGTACAAAGATTACAAGAGCTAGACGCTTTGCTGGATATGGTTCAGAGGAATATAAAAGATTAAAGTATCTTTATCTCTCAGATAAACTGCCAAAAGAAAAACAGGAACCAATCTTTGCCCACCTTCTCAAAGAACTTAGAGAGCAAGAACATGAAACAATAAAAGGTCCAAGACTTCCTTACAAAAAAATAAATGTAGGCTCAAGATGTTCTGGACTGTATTGATTCTTACCTATTACGTTGAAGAGTACACTATACACTCAGACATTTACTTTAGGGATATGAAAAGCTGTTGGGCAGCAAGCGATATAATTTACCCTGTAATAGCAAAGCATCACGAGTTTTCTATGTCCAGATGCAGAGAAACAGATTTAATGTTAAGTGAGTTTAAACAAAGACCAAAGCTTAGATCTAGTGTGAGTGACTAACATGCATTATTTAACTTTTTAGGAGTAGGTAGCTCTGCAATATCTTTCCCCCAAGACACTGCAAAACAATTAGTCACTCACATAAGTATTAAAGCATAAGTTCGAAGTGAGGTCCATCAATAAATGGTCTACGCCCTTGAGTTCTTCGCGTGTCAATGTAGCTGTTCATTGCATCTTCCATTGTGCCATCGAAGTAAGCAATGTTTGGCACTGTCCATGCTGCACCCCAACGAATAGGAACATCAACTTCACGCGCTGCTTCAGCCATAGCGTCAGCTATATCGTCGTATAGATTAAGTTCCCATGAAGCCCGTGACCCAATGTAAGCCATGAGATCGACAGCATGACCCTGCAAATGTTTTGATTTCATTGTTTTAGATGCACCTTTGGCAACTAAATCTTCTTGTTCTTTGGAAGTTCTCATGCCGCAGATCACACCAAAATCTATTTTAGATTTATGTATTGCTGACTTAACCACAGCAACCATACGCTCATCTACACCTGCAAGTTTATCTAAACTTCGAGCCGATAATTTAAATGCCATTGTATTTCCTTTACTTACCTACTTGTTTAACGCGCTCATATGATCTCATGCCAGCTAGACCAAGCATACCAGTTAGCACTGGCATCATTACACTCATGTCAGCTTGTGGAATATTAAATCCAAAACCAGCACAGATCGGAGATATAAGAAAGTTAACCATTAAACCAAGAACGCACACATAACCACAGAGAGGACGCCACGATGCTTGAAACCAATTTCCCTGTGCTTCTGCCTTGTTTACCTCTATCTGCGCTAGCATGGCCTCCTGTGCGTGCCTGTCAGCCATTGTAGATATATCATGTGCAAGCTGTGCAGCTTTATCTTTATCTTGTACAAACTTGCCAACGATCTCTGTTGCTGGTCCAATCAAACTTGAAATAATACTCATTTTCTACTCATCCATGCTGTTGTTCCCATAAACGCGCCAACAATGCCAGCACCGCTAATGTAAAACAAGTTACTTATATCACTTAATGCTGTCACTCGGCTTATAGGTATAAAAAACATTGAAAGAGTAAATACGCCCATACCTATTAATGTCCAACGAGCCATACGAAGTTGAGCTAAGTGTTTGCGAAGTGCGTCTTCGGTTTCCCTAATTTCTTTTGCTTTAGCCATTTCAGAATCAGAAACAATTCCATCACCATCCATGTCATAAGCATCATACTTGCTTTGATCTTCTAGTTTTTTTGCTGCCATGTTGTTTCCTTGCGTAGTATTTGGCTATGTTTTTTTCACGAGTTATAATAACAATTAGATTATCTTTGTCATATACAACAAACCTTCCTTTTCTTTCTATTAACTTCACTTACCATTTACCCTGCTTTGCTCCTATAAAATAAATTACTGTAGCGCATACACCAATGCCAATCAGCAAAAACAAAGTAATGATTGCTCCATTAATTAAATTATCTATTGCTTCTTTCTTTGCATAAACTAAAGCTCTTTGCTGCTTTCTTTGGTCAGCTTCTATCCTAAGAATTTCTTTCCAAGCAGAAGGACCGTAGACAAAACTAATGTGGTTCTGTAATTCAGTTCTCATTTCTTTTAGCTTTTGACGTTTCGACCATATGTCGAGCGCGTTGGCCTCAGTGTTAGAAAACAATTTATGATAAAGTGACGGGTTTTTAGATTGCTTCTCAAGGAAGTCTATATCTGAAGAAGCTTTGGCAAACTGAGAAATAGCACCCGTAAAGCTAGATATTTCTTTACCTACTTCAACAGCTTTTTTTATTCCATTGTAGGCGGCTGTCGCTCCAGCAATCGCACTGACAGGATCTAACATTCAAGAACCTATCCAATCATGTTAATGCGTAGAAGCAGTACTATTATAAATGCAGATGCACCTATAACAATAGCCTCAATGCGTTTCACCCTGTTAAACAAATCTTTAAATTGAATTTCCATCTCGGTTTTTATTGCCACGATTTCTTTCTCCAATCCGTTTATGCGGTCATGCGCTGAAGCTATTGTTCTTTTGTCCATTTATTTTAGTCCTTAGTTTCTTCTTCTGTTTCAGAAGCTTCAAGAGAGCTTGCTAACATTTTACCAAACGCTTCGCTGCCTACTCTAAGTTGATCTAAATTAAACTGAGCAGAAGTTATTTTTTGCTGTAAAGAATTAATATGATTAATCATCATCTTTTGCTCATCAGTTAAATCGTCTTCTGTGTAGTCTACATCGTTAATCGTAATAACCTTTTTTTCTTCAGTCATTTTGATTTCCTTCTAGGTTGTTACCACGGAACCCCTGTGGCTTGGGTTGGTGCTTTAAGCACCGCTATCTGAGCAGCAAGTGCCGCCTCAGTGTCGTCTTTGCCAACATGAGCTTGCGCCCACGCTATACAGTTAGCTTCTGTTACACTATCATACGCAATGAAGTCAGATGCCGATGGGTCAGGCGCACAGCCAAATGAGCCGTAGTTGCCGACTGAGTGATCACCGTCTACTGCATTGCAACGCCAATGTATCGTGTTGATACCGCCAGTTGCGATTGTTCTTTCAACAGTTGGAATAGTCCAAGTATATGTGATTGCCATTTGTTTATCCTTTATAACAGTTTATGATTCTAATGCAGTGACACGGTCAGTTAATGTTTTAATTAATGTTTGTTGTTCTTGAATTGCGTTGACTAATGTTGGAATAACATCTCCCATCTTTAAGGCTTTAGCATCATCCAACTCATCATGTTTAAAACCCCCAATTAAATCAGGTAAAACAGTTTCAACTTCTTGTGCTATAAAACCTGCTATATTTTTTCCATCGCCATTTTTCCAATCAAATCTTCTTGGCTTTAATGCCATTATTTCTGTAAGACCAGTTTCTAAATCTACAATGTTTTCTTTTAATCTTTCATCTGATATGCTTGAAATTGATGTGCTTGTAGAATTTATTGCCCCACTATAAGAAACATAAAATCTATATGCACCTTCAGCATAAAGTGAATATGCTTCTCCGCTTGAGGCATCTGCACCTACAACAAAATGTCTAGCATTGCTATTGCTCAATACAGATTTTAAACCAGTACCAACAGCTTGGCTATTATTATTAGTACCTATTAATACATTTCCGCTGCTGTCGATGCGCATACGTTCACTAAGATCACTTACATTGGTTCCAGTAGATCCATTTAGAAAACTAATTACACCACTATCAACCTTTATTGCAGCATTTGCTGCGCTGCTTGAAGTATCGTGAAAAAAGATAGCAGGTGCGGTAGAACCCAAAGTAATGTCGGCATCAGTTGCAAATCCAGAGCCTAGTCCCGCTACAAACTTTCCACCTCCTGTAGTTTTTATATTGCCGCTACTATCTATGCGTACTTTCTCAGAAAACCCTGCGGCTGTGCTTGGAGTGCTTGCTGTTCCAAAGACAAATGAGCCTTCATCATCAAAAGAGACAGTAGTTTGACTGTTGGTTTCCATATGAACAGCAAGTTCACCTGTGCCTGTTGTAACACCACTCGTCCTTTTCAAGCCCATTAACGTGAAGCCAGTACTTTCAACGTTTAAGGTATTACTCATTGTAGATGAAGAGCCACCAACACGAAGCTTTCCACTACTATCTATGCGCATACGTTCATTTGCACCATTAGTATAAAATAACATATTATTCCCAGAGTGGTCGTATCTGACAATTCCCCTAAATCGATCATCACCAGAAGTGCCATCAGCAAAGAAAATGTTTCCA